AGAGCGCTATCGGGATTCACCGGCTGGTTGAGCTTGTCGAAGTTGCCGGCGACGTTTTTCTGCGTTTCGAGGCTCATAGCGAGCTGCTGTTGCTCGGCCTGCTGCTGCTGCCTCATCTGGCGGATCTTCCGGATCTCCGGGAGCTCGCGGATCGCTTTTTGCGGCGCGCCCTGGGCGTCGAGGCCCGCCCGCATGAGCTCGTCGCCGTCGGCAATATCGAGGGACTCCGGGAAGATCGTGCCGATATCGGCCGCGAGCGCGGTGGCTGCGATAACGCCTTGGCTCCTGTGATACCGCTTCTGCGCTTCCGCCAGCGGCCCCATGAATTCGATCTTGATAGTGCGGTTGCCGCCGGCATACAGCGCCAACGGCGCCGGCGGGAGCTTTGCGTTACGGTCACAGATGTCGTACTCCCTGTTAATGAGCGGGATTAGCGTCTCGGAATTGAGCCGGCCAATGGTGGCGCCCAGGACCGCAGCCTGCTCGCCCTTGATCTCTCGGACCTCCGTCGCCGTCCGGTTGGTGCCCTCGAGCATCTCCATGAGCACGAAGATCCGGGAGCGGAAGATCGAACGGATCTGGTCCCGGATCTCCTGCTCCTCTTCCTTCGCGACCTGGTAGCGGGCATCGAGATCGATCGGCGAAATAATCTTCTGCGGGTTGGTGTAGTAGTTATAGCCGCGCGGTACGATCCGCTCTTTGCCCTGCATGTCCTGCGGTACGTTAAGGGGCGGCTCGACGGCGAGCTGGCCGGCCATGAGCGACGTCTTGCCCATCTGATTAAGCCGCATGACGTCGTTGATCGCATCGGCGGCCGGCGAACGGCCGTAGCTCTCGTCGGTGTTCTTCCGCCAGCGCCACACGAGGAACGGGAACGAATCGTAGCCCCCTTCGTCGATCACGACCTGGTTCTTCATGTCCCAATACTCGCTCGCCCAGGGCTTGTTGATGCCGTCCGCCCGGGTGTAGTCGCGGTCGCTTCGGGGATACACGCCGTGCACAATGCGCGTGGTGCCGTAGGGAGAATTCTTGATATCCTCGAGGAGACTCGGGTGTAGCTTGTCCGCGCCCCAGGTCTGCATGATCTTGCGGTTGGTGAGCTTGTAATCGCGGAAGAGGGTATCGACCAGGCCGGTTCGCGCCTCGGCGATCCGGTATTCCTTGATGTGAAAAGTCCTGAAAAGGGTTCGCTGTTCGGCAACGTCGTCCTCGACGAGCATCGCCGCGGTGCCGATAGACGCAGCGTCGAGAAAGAACTCGCTGACCGCCTCGTAGAAGTTACTGCGGGCGAACTCGGCGTAGAGCACGTCCTCCACTTCTTCGAGGTAGTCCATCACGCCGGGGAGCTTGTTCTGCTTCGGATCCTGCATCTGTAGCCGGAACCACTTGTTCTTCGGGCTTACCAGGTAGCCGACCATGCCGTCGACGAGGAGCTGCAGCGAATCCAGCGCGGAGTCGTCGTAGATCTTCGTTGCCGGCCGCTTGCCTTCCTGGCCTTCCATGTCCCAGAAACTGCGCCGCTGCAGCACGTAATCGGTGATGTCCTGCCAGAGTGGCTTCCACCACTGATGGATTTTGGTTAAGGCGCCGAGGTAGGCATTCAGGTCGAAATATTCCAGCGCCATTAAAACTGCATCCTCGGCTGCCGGCCTCTGCCCATGGGGATATCGACGGGAGGTCGCGTCAGGGCAGTGGTGCCGGCTTTAGCGTTAGTGAGTGCGGATCCGCTTTTGGTCGCCAAGATCGAGCGGGCGGTGGTTGCTGCTTCCTCGTCGGTGTTGACGAGATTGATTGCCTCTTCTCGCGTTTTCACCTGAAGCGCCTGGCGCAATCGTTTCCAAGCCGCTTGTGATGCTTGCATGATCTGCTCGGCGAGCGTGGGCATGGCATCGGTGGCCATAATCCCCTCCCAGTTTGGAGATTGCTCTCCTGGTACGAAGGTTACGCCACCGAAAAATGTGAAGTCAATAGCAATCTACGAAAAATCGTCTCGAAAATGTCCGAAATCGTTACTTTCCGCGTAAATCGGGGATATTGCTCGCGATTTGGATATCAACTTTCTTCTGCCAGGCCGGACAAAAGTCAAAATTGAGCATCATCACCGGCCAGGGATACGGCTGCATGATGAGCGCGATGGGCTGCATGTCGGCTTCCTGGCGCTCCTTCCCTTTGAGGTGCGCCCGGTCCCAAATCGGAATGTAATTCGGGTTCGGGATGTATTGCGCGGCCGGCACCATCTTGTGGCATTGCCCGTGCTCGGGGCTCACCGGCAGACAGTGATGGCAGGTCCCGCATCGCTGCTCCCGGAACTGCGTTTGCGGCGGTTTCGGGATCTCGATTCGCGGCTTTTGCTTAGGCATCTTCTTCCTCCTGCTCGAAAAGCTCTTTCTGGCCGTCGCTCAACACAACAGCATTGATACCACGCGGCGTGTGATCGAGCCCGATCATGCCGTCGCTCTTCTTGACCGCCGGCAGCTTGAGCTTTGAGCTGATCGTGACGATGGCGTTCTCGCCGGTCTCCCCGGGCTCGAAGTCGATCTGTATGATGATCGACCGCTTACTATCCGTGGGTTTGTCGTCGTTGTCGATGTCCTCGAGAATTCTCGAGAACTCCTGGGTGAACCTCCGGGGGAGCTCCCCGCCGTTGAGGTTCGCGAAATTGACGTTGTTGAGTGTTTGCATACATAACTCCTTATCTTGTTTCCACTCCATACCGGAGCGGGTCGTACTCTTTTTCTTGCGATGGCTCGCCGATCCCGAGCGGATCGATCTCGTTACCCTGGGGAAAGGTGGCGCCGATCTCGTCGTCGAGCACACGTGCCAAGCAGTCCAGCATGTCGTCGTGTGCCGTGAACGGGTGGGCTTTGTATTCGTCTTCAACAAATATCCTCGTGAGATCGACAGTTGTCTCGTCGTACTGGATGTACGGCGTACTCGCCGGCAGATAGATCCGGTGCTGGTGAAAAATCGGAATGAGCCGATTGATCCGTTCGACCTTCGCCAGCGGGCCGCCAAGAGGCTGAATATCAAAGCGGTAGTTGTCCCGCTCCATGCGGTCTTCGTAATGCTCGATATCCGAGTCCTTGCCGTATTTCTCGTAGCCGACGCCGACGGGCTGGTACTGCTGGTGCCACTTGAACAACACGTTGCTGCGCTCGACGAGGGATAGACGGTCGCGGATCCAGTTGACGATGTAGTAGTTGCGGTCGGCGCCCAGGCCGATGCAGATGAACACCGTGTAGTCCGAGTCTTGTTTCTTCGAGCTCGCCGGATCGCAGAGGATATACAGGTTGAGCTTGCGGTACATCTTCGCCCGCCAGTACCGGAGCCACTCCTCTTTGAAGCGGATGAGGCTGTCCTGCTGCGGGGCCATGAAAAGCTGACAGTTCTTTGACGCAAAACCGTTGGCAATATAGTTGCCCGTCTCCGTCTGGATCGACCACACGCGGCGACTTCCCAGAGGTTTGATTGACGTGACCTTCTCGAGCTTTTTGTCTTTATCACACCTTATTCTGGTCTGAAACATTGTGTTAACGATCGCCGGCGCTTTTGCCGGACGATACCACAGCAGCAATTTGTGGCGCATTAGCCGCCCGCCGAGAAGCGTGAAGATTGTCGATCCCTTATGTCCTATGCGTGGTGGACGATAATATTCGCGCCAGTCAAGGCCGAGACGGAGCATTGTTTCCCGCAGCTTTCTTGTTACGCCCGGATTGTGTTCTTCTGACTGCGTGATAGAGATTTGACCGTTTTCGTGAACCGAGCCTTCTCCGTCGATCATGCCAGACAACCAAGCTGTTGCGGCAAAGTCAGGGCATTTATCGGCGAACGAGATCCGAACCAAGCCCTTCATGCACGCGTGACCTCCATCCCCAAGCACGGAATACTTACGCTTGGCGTCTCGCCTCCCGGTCCACCACTTGTGATCGGGAGTGCACTCAACGAAAGCGCCGGTTTCGAGGGAATAGCGATTGGCGAGAGCTATGCGCGCTCGGGTAGCAAGTACTCTTGTTTTGCGCAATCTCGCTTTTCCGTTCACGGCAAGATCAATACCAACAACAGTGTCTCCCGGTTTGATGTGTTCGACATTCTTATACGACCAATCGCTCATGAGGATTTTCGTGCCGTCACAAAGACAGCTCGCGATGTACGGGCCGTAGTCGCGGATTTTCTGTGCCAGTTCCTCCCGGGTGAGTAGGTAAGGCGTGCCGGTCTCTGTTCCGTCGACGGTAGCCGGGTAGATCCGGGGTTTGAAAGTGCCGGCCTTGATACAGCTCGCCGCGAGGTCGTTGTAATGCCACCTAGTGCAGAGAAACCGGCGATTGCCGCCACGCGTTCCCAGGTTAAGCGATTCCCGGAAGCGGTCGTAGGTAAGTTTGATCGCGTCGGGATTACGACAGGACTCGGCCTCGAAAGCGTCGTCGTAGTTGAGGTCAGTAAAATGCGGCCCAACAGGGAGGCTGTCGATCATGCCGAATGCGGAAAATGTCGGTTCCTTCGGATTGCCTTTACGCCGGACGATGAGTCCGTCCTTCTCGGACCACTTCGGTGCGTATCGCTGCGGATCCTCCCAAAACACTTCCGGCGCGATCTTCCACAACACGCTATTGTTCTCGAGCTCGGTCTTGATTTGTCGCAGGAACGGGAGTGCGACCTTTGAGGTCCGGCCGATGATAGCGATTGTGCGTTCAGGGTTGTGCCAGGCCTTCCAGATGTTGTGCGCAAAGGTGATGATCGTCGACTTGTAGTGCTCTCTCGCCCAGGCGTCGAGGTATCCTTCCGGACGGGCCTGGACCTCGCGGCAGCGGGCATAGACGAAATCGTTGTTCGCGTCCTCGCGGTGAAGGACGAAGACCAGGAAGTAGAACAGGTCGTTGTACGCCAAGGCGCGGACCATTTCGAGGCGGTGGCCGTCCCGGGTCGCCTGCTGCAAGAGCATCCGGTACTTAGCGAGCGTCTGTATCCGTGTCATTGATGAGCTTCCTGATCTCTGCTGCCCGGCGCCGGCGCTCGAGGATCACTCGGTGGCTTACAAGCAGGTGGCGAGGTATCGCATAGGTGCGGTACATTTCCGCCCGCGCTTGATCGATCCACGCAAGGATCTTGCTTGAGCTCGAGGGACTGGCAACGTAGTAGATATGCTGCCCTGGCCGCGGCCACGGTTGTGCCCCGGGGTTGATTACCGGCACCCCGAGCTCAGCCAGGGCTTCCTCGTAGTCCCGCTGCCACTGCTCGTCTCGCCAATCACTCATCGCCGTTCCCTCCCAACCCGAGCTCGTCGGCCAGGTCCTCCACAACCTCGTAGTCAACATCCTCGAGCTCGTCGGTCTCGATCCCGCGGCGAATCACTTCGAGCACGTCCGGGGATACCTCACGGATACCGGCCTCCATTTCCTCTTTGTCGAGATCGCGCTGCTCGAGCTCGCGCTGCGCCAGGGCCACCTTGATGATCGTCTCGATCTGCCGGCGGATCTCGCTCATGATGATGACGGCGCCGGAGCGGTCCTTCGCGTCCTCGGCCTGTTTCAGCAGTAGGAGCGCCCGGGCCTTGAGAGAGAGGATGTCCTGGACGAAGTTGTACTTGTGGGTTTCTTGAAGTTCTGGCGGTAGTGGAATATCAGGTGATTCGGCCGCCACGTCCATGAGCACGTGCGCGGAGGCGTGACGCCTTACGGCGTCCTTGCCTACATTGTGACGTCGAGCGATGGCGCGCAATGAGTCGCCGGCGCGAATCGCGTCGTCAATAAGCTGGCGCTCTACCTCGCTCTTTTGACAGATTGAGCATTTTCGCCCTGCTTTTTGCGGCATTCGCAGACCTCCGTATCGCTTCCGCTTTTTCTTTCGCTTTCTCTGCCGCGAGACGGTTCCGGTCGTTTACGCGGTCGATTCGGTTCTGCTCGATCTGCCGTTTTCTGTGTCGTGCTACCCGCTCATCGTAGTCGAATCGCTGCATGAAGGGAACAGCGAGCCTGTACGGGCAGCGACGTACGCTGATTTGCATCATTCCTCGATGATTCGGAGGATTTCTCCGAGGTCGCCGCGCCTGATCGTGATTGTTGGTTTTCCGCTGGTGACATTCGCCCATCCCCGAATGTATCCCCGGATCCGCTCGAGTTTATTGCGGCAGTCATCTCTCGGGGGGGCGATCTGGCTATTTTCCGGCGCTATTTCGCCTGGCGCGGTTTCAATCGTTTCGCGCCGCTCGTTTTGTACGAGTTCGGCATGTAACTTCTCTTCTCGATTGAGCGAGTTTGCAATCTCAACGGTCATTCGGCAGACCTCCCGTACGTATCCGTCAGGATGATTCTGCGCTCCCTGGATGATAGCTCCTGGAATCTCGAACAGTTTCATGGTCTTTGCTCCTGTGTCGTTTTGCCTTGATGAGTCCCTCGAGGAGGTCGGTCATACGATCGGCCTGGTCCTCGATGGGGAGAGTATCTGGATCGGGGAGTTGTTGGCGTGGTGGTCTCGAGGAGCGGAGCTCGTTGACGATGGGCACGAGCTGCGCTATGTCGGGCACGTTGTGGTACTCCCCGGAGATTCGGGTTACGACGCGATCGTAGAGCTCGCCGAGCTCCTCGCGTGATAGGTTCTGTTTCTCGAGCCACCGGCGCACGGCTTCGTACGTACCTGGCGCGCGGTACTTGCCGTAGTACCTGACGATGGCATTCATGAAGGCCAGGACCTGGTCAGAAATTGAGCTCATCGAGTATCTGCCCCATGTCTGAATCGGCGCCGGCGAGCTCGCCGCGTTCTTTGACGTGCTGGAAGATCTGTGCCCAATGGGTGAGCATAAACTTCGGCAACATCGGCATCGTGCGCCAGAAGCCTTTGTGGGAGTCGTCGTTCTCGCGGAGTTCTTTGAAGGCTTCGACGAAGGCGAGAGCTATGTCGCCGGCGGCGGGTCCGTCGCGGCTGTTGGTGGCGAGCTGCTCACAGCGAGCGATGATATCTCGGAGTGCGATGAGCTGCTTCTCCTGGTCGGGGAAGCCGCCGGGGTTGCAGTTGAGAAAGACTTGCGCGAGATCGAGCTCCTGGGTAGAAGCAGGACTGTTGTTAAGGGGGAGGAAAAAGCGCCGGCCGGAGCGCGGTTCTTCTTCCTCGCGCGCGCGCGCGCGTTCCTCCCTCTCTCTAGTTCCTCTAGTCTCTATAGTTCCTCTAGTTCCTGCACATTCTGTTGACATCATGCCTACATCTGTTGCATGGATACCCGAGTCAGCGGGGTTTCTGTTGACATGATGCATACATAATCCCCGCTCAGCCGGGTTTCTGTCGTCATAATGCGGCGGGAGTGGGGCTGAGACGTTCCGGCGAGAGTAAACAGGTCGTAAATTGTCTACAAAATTATACGACCAGAGAATATCTCTATCGAATAAATCTGGATCGATCATCCCGTAGTCGGCCATGCGAGTGAGGATTATGTAGACATAATCCCCACTCATTCGGGTTCGCGCTAACAGGTATTTTTGATCCTTTCGATCCCGCAAATCGAGAAAGTGGCCCCGTTTCTTCCCTAAAAGCTCCAACAGCTTGAACCACGCGACGTACGCATCGTTCTTGAACTCGTCTTCGAGCATTACCAAAGATCCCGTGTAGTCCACATAATGCGGAAAGTATTCAACTGTTTCCTTCGGTTTTGTCGGCATCGTTTCCCTCCCTTTTCCAATCGAACCGCGCCTCTGATTCGCCGTATAGCAGGCCGTCGAAAAGAGCTTTCTCTATATCTGGCATGTGTTTTTTTATGATACGTTCGAGATCCTCCTCGCAGCCTGTCAGCCATAGCCTAGCCATATGCCGCCGGCGGAATTGCCACCGGGGGATAGTTCCAGGTTTTAATCGCAACTTTAAAATCGCCTGGATGAACTCACTCTTGTAGTGCTGTCGGCCAGCGGCCATCAGCATTCCCTGGGCGGATCAAACTCGACACGTTCGCTTCGGCCATAGCATGGATATCTACGTCTACTCATCCCACGGCTCCTCGTACTCGTCGTCCTCTTCGTCCTCATCCCACGAAGCAGGATGTGCCGGCGGATCCGCTCTCTTTTCGACCAGCGAACGCGCAGTACATTCAACATCCTCATCTTCAGTTTCCTCATTTGCCGGCAGCGGCGGTATCACCACTTCAAGCGCTTTCCCGCAATAGCAACAATATTGCATGCCGTTTTCCGCCGGCGTGCCGTTGTACAACTCAAAGCAGTTCCCGCAATCCGTCTCCCATAAATCAAGGTATTCGTAATGATCAACAACTCGTGTCCACTTACATTTCATTTTGCGCCGCTTCCTCCTTCCCGCCGTGGGCGGTTTCATGTTTTTTGACCCAATTGGTTACGTATCGCTCAGCGTGCCCCGGGAAACCTATGGCGTGGTTTTTTACAGGATAACCAAGAGCTTCAATTTCACTGATTGCTGTTCTGGCGTCGAATACTTGCATGAGACGTAGACGCAAATGATAATTAAGCGCGTTCGTCTTGTGTTGGTAGAGAATAAAACTACAGCCCGCCATGGTCACCCTGAATACTTCGTGGGCATACAGGCTACGCACGATATTTGCATTAGGATAAATATCAATTATGCATTTTTCAGCACGTTTCCTGTCGTTCTCAGTCATCTCATACATGGTTTTCCTTCCCGCCGTGGGCGGGGCTATGTAATATCCACCTCAAGCCCATGCCGCTTTATTGCCGCTCGTATCACGTCTACAGGCTTCACTTCCTCCGAGAGTTCAAACCCTGGCGCGTTTACCAG